AATTCGTATGTTATCACATCAGTTTTAACTTGTCAAAACTTTTTTTAGATTTTTTTAAAAAAACCGTTGACAAGTTAAAAGGGCTATGGTACATTAGCATTACAGAAAACACAAAACAAATTTTTAACTTCTCAAAACTTATATAGGGGGACACAAAAATGAAGTACGCTGACATCAACAAGAAGTACACCGCCGTCGTCGCCGAATACCTGGCCGCCGGGTACACCATCAACACCCGGACAATGAGCGGCAGCCAGGGCGACTACGCTCACATCGACCTCACCGACGGCACCGAAGTTATCCGTATCCTGATCGACACCTTCCACGAGTGGACCGACATCTCCCTCGACGGCCTGGAGATCATCGTGGGCCGGGCGGACAGCGAGGTTGAGCCCAACAGCGAGAACGATTACCACACCCTCTGGAATAACAGTCTCGACATCATCAGCAAGGAGCGTTTCTACGAGATCGGCGCTGACCGCTGCCACGGCAAGTTCTACGGCACCTGCGAAGAAGCCACCGCCGCCCAACAGAAGAAAATCCAGCGGTACATGGCCCGGCACCAGGAGAACGGAGCCCAGGACATCACGCACAAGGCTATGGAGATTGCCAAGCGCATTATCCGCCGGGAGTTCAAGGTCAAACGCATCTGTGAGGCCGATGTCACCGTCACCAAGTCCGGCAAAAGCTACATCGTCAAGTACAAGAGCAAGACCTATCGCCTGCACTAATCAGAAAGGAGAGCAATCCATGAGCAACTACACTGAAATCCGCCACCTGTCCGCCCACAGTCTCCGGGCCCTCTGCATCCGTCAGAACTGGTACACTGGCGGGGACAATGCCGAGTATGAGCACCTGCTGTACGATCTCGCGGATAGCAAGCCCCACCTGACCACCGAGGACATTATCGAGATCGCGGAGGACATTGCCGCCCACAGTACGCTCCGGGATGGCTACGACATCGAGGGCATTGCCTGGGAAGTCAACCGCGCCTGCAACGTCAGCTTCGAGAAGCAGTAAACCAGCCCCGCTCCGGGGCCACACATACAAACCACTACACACAACAGCCTGACCTACCGGGCCAACGGGAAGAAAGGAAAACATCATGACTAAGACTGAGTACACCGCCGCTATCACCGCCAACCAGACCGCGATCTCCGCTATCCGCACCGATCTCCGCAAGCTCCGCAACATCGAGAAGCTGGCCGAGTCCTTCCCCGATCTGAAGCTGGTGGACTCCAGCACCCTGACCGCCACCGTCACCGCCAAGAAGGCCGAGCTGACCAAGCTCCGCGCCGAGCTGAGCAAGGCCCGCCGCATCGTCAAGCGCATGAGCGAGATCGAGGACATCGAGGCGGGCAAGGTCACCGAGAAGAAGGCCAAGAAGTCTACCGGCGAGAAGAAGGCCGGGGCCGCTGCTAAGTCCGCTAAGAGAAAGGCCGACGGCAGCACCAAGAAGCCCACCGAGAAGAAAACCGGCGCCAAGTCCATCGCCACCAAGCCGGAGGCGAAGGTCGAGCAGCTCACCACCAGCGCGGAGGTCAAGGAGAACCCCGCCGCCTGAATCCGATCACTTGACCTATCGGGTATACGGGGAGAAAGGAGCGCCCAATGTACCGCTACTATTCCATCATGCGGCCTATCGGCCCCGGCACGTTTCCCAGGACCAAGCCCACATCGGATGTCGTCAATTTCGACCGCCGCCAGTTTGTCCCGGAGATCAACAGGGAGGCGTGGGGCTACATCGAGTATACGGACCCCATCACCGAGAAGCAGGCGGCCGACTATGAGCTGGTGTCCCCCGCCGTCAAATACCTGAATCCCGCCGTGAAACACATTGTTCAGATCCTGGTGGAGCGGGACGGCGTTTCCGAGCAGGAAGCGCAGCGGATGGTTGACGAGTGCCGCCAGCGGCTTCTCAGCGAGGCCGTCCCTCCCGGGGATTCCGATCTGGCCGAGGAAATTCTGGCTGAAGAAATCGGCCTGGAGCCCGATTACTTAATGGATCTTCTGTTTTAACCCGCAAGGCCGACGCGGACCGACGCGCCGCTGGTGCAAGCCCAGCCGCCCCTCCGGGGCGGGCGCTTATGGGTATACCCCACGGCTACGGGGGAGTCAATCGCCGCCCCGTTTGATATATGCCGCACCTTGAAAACCAAACAACGCCCCTGCAACCCTGCCCCAAGGCATAAAGAAAACCCCGATGCCGGAAATCCGACATCGGGGCTATGTGGGCTCTATTTTCGATGGTAGGGAAACGCGGATCGCTCCCGGGGCGCGGCCCGCCCGTTTCCCGCCCCGTGGGGCGGAGTTTCAGACGGGGACGTGAATTTATATTACCGGAGCTTCCCCGCCCTCCACGGGGCTGTCAGCGCCTCCCACGGGGTTTGCCTGGGAAACGGCGGTTATTCTCGCTTAATGGTGTTGATCTGTTCGATGGTTTGCCGGAATTTATCAAACCCGAACATGGCCGCGTATGTCACAAAGACGACCAGGATAATAGCGCCTACTGCCATGTACCACACCACGGTGCCACCCATTCTGCGCTAGTCCAGCTTCCCCAGCCGATCCAACGTGGTCAATATCCGGCAGCAGTCATAGGACATGTTTAGGGTGTTGTCATCCAGACGGGCAGGATCCGGGTCATCCTCGCCCATAAGCGCGCCCCGCTCCATCAGTTTCTGGATGGTGGGCCGGAAGTTCTCCGGCACATCCTTCAGCGTCTTGTAATAAACCATGTCATCGTCCTCCTGTTTGTCTGTGGGCACCAGCGACCAATCCGGCCGGCCGTAGCCCTTGATGTTTTCCCCGCCAATCACGTATCTGCACGAGCGCACGGCGCTGGGGTTCCCGGCGTTGCCCTCAATGGTGCGCACGTATCCGCCCGCGACCCTCGCCACCAGCCCGGTGTGCCAGGTACTCTTGGAATCCCCGAAAAAGATCTGGTCCCCCGGCTGGGGTGTGGTGAAAAACCGCCCCTTCCGCTTGTAGTAGTTCAGGGAGTACCCCGTCCCCGCCCCCAGGGAGCGGTTCGGCTGACACAGCAGCTTTTGAGCCAGCTCCCGCCCAAAGGTGTTCACAAAGCACCAGTCCACGAACGCGTCGCACCAGTCGTAGCCGTTCTTTCTGCCGTTGTAGAAGTCCCCCAGGGCGTCCAGATCCCGGGCGAATCTGTTGTACCTGCCGCCCGGGTTGGCCTTTGGATCGTCCAGCTGGCTGTTGGTTTTCTTGCCCATGTACCCCACCTGATCCTCGGCGGTGGCGATGAGCCGTGCCTGGGGCGTCATGCGTCCACCTCCGGCAGTCCCGCCACGCTGGTGCACAGGGACAACACCCCGGCCAGCACTGACGCGGAGGCCACCAGCGGCCAGTTCACATCGCCCATGGCGGCGGCGGTGCCGATGGTGGCGATGGCGGTCTGCGCCACCGTCTTGACGGCCCGGATCCCCGCCGCCCTGAACCACTTCTTCATGTAATCGTTCATATGTATGACCTCCCATAATCACAGGGTTAACTTGTTGGTAACTTGCCGCAAGGGGGCGAGGCGTAGCGCCTGAGTGCGGACAGTCCGCCCGCGCCCCGCAGCATAAGGGCTGTACGCACCGAAGGGGCTATGCCTCGCCCCGCGCCTTACAGCCCCACCCTCGTCAGCAGGAAAGCGATCACCGCCGCGCAGACGGCCCAGATCACCTTGTCCACGATGGACTCCCACCGTTTCCCCGGCTTGGAGGTCAGGGCCTTCACGTCCGTCTTGATTTCCCGCACATCGTTCTCCACCGTCTCCTGCCGGGTGGCCAGCACCTCCACCGAGGTCACCAGCTTGTCCAGGTTGTCCATCCGCTTCTCCATGTCGTCCAGCCGGTGGGTGTTGCTTTTCGTGCGGTCCTCCACCGCCGTGACACGGCGCTCCATCTCCACGTCGTTCATCGCCATATCTCCTCTCAAATAATCCGATACCTGGGCCTCTCCCCGCCGCACAGCCGGTAGTCCAGCCAGTCGAAGGCCACGATCACCGGCCCCGCCAGCAGGCACCACAGGGCCGCGTACAGCGGACAGATCTGCCCCCACAGATTGCCCCACTGGTCCGTGTAGTCCCAGATGCCCAGCCCCAGCCAGACGTTGAGCACCAGCCCCGCCAGCAGCTCCCCAGCGGTAATAGCCAGTCCGCCCAGGATGGCTTGCACCCACAGAGGCAACTCCCAGGGGAAACGCTCGTTTGCCAGATCCAGCGGCACGCACAGCGCCGCCGCCAGCACCATCATGGTCCAGTGGGTGTGGCCCCGCCAAATCGTTTCCAAAAGCCCGTACAGCACCCCGCCGCACAGCCAGCGGATCACATGACCCTGCCAGTTACACAATAAGAATCGCCTCCTGTTGTCACGCTTCCGCCACCCGCGGCGGCCAGGATCGCCGCCATGTTCTCGGCCAAGTCCTCCGGAAGGGCCATGCCGTATGTGATGGCGGATACCTCCTCCACTGTTTCACACCGCCGTACCCATGCCGCCATGTGGTTATAGCAGGTGGTGTGGTACAGCTTGTGGGCGGTGGCCGCTTTGGCCATGGCCGTGATGTCCGCCGCCGGGTACAGGGCGCACAGCTGGCTGTCCAGGTGGTAGGGATAGCCCTCGGCCCCCTGCTCCACCGCCGACAGGGCCGTGGTGAGGTTGATCTGGTCCTCGGCGGTCAGGGAGATGTGTCCGGCGGAGCCGTCCGAAAGGGTGACGTCACACCCCGCTGTGATGGCGGCGTTACAGGCGGAGGACAGCTCCCTCAGCTTGGCTGCCCGCGCCGCCTCCAGGGATGGGGCACGGTCGGCGGAGATTTCCTCCTCGGAGCGGCGCACGGCCTTCTCCCCGTCCCACCGGTACAGCGGGATGCCGTCCATGGTGTACAGCGCCGGGTTTTCCTCCCCGCCGGGGGCTAGCCTGAACTGGTAGCCGCCCTGCTCGTTGATGCAGACCGCCCCGGCGGTGTCTCTGTCCGGGCACGGCCCATCGCTCCATGCGCCGGTAACGCGGCCCTGTGCGTCAATGGCGATGTAGTGGCGGTTGCAGATGGGCTCGAAATCCGGCTCAACCGCTTCTTCCGCTTGATTGCTGTATAATTCATCCATGGCAGGTCCTCCTTACAGTTCAGCGCTCAGCGTCATGCTGATAGACGCGATCGTGCCCAGCGAAGCGGGTACGTAGTCCGTCAGCGGTTCGGCCAGATAGATTTTGAACGCGATGTTTCCATCCGCATCACAGCTCCCGTCAGTCATGACCTCGACTTTTGTTACCTTAGTGCCGGTTGCGTCGTACATCTTGCCGCTATGAGATATCCAATTATCGATCGCAAGGCTGACGACCGTTGGCCTGTTAAGCCTCATCGCGGTTGGCAGCTTTACCGATGCCCAGACGAAGCAGGAGGTATCGTTGGTACAGATCATGCAGGGAACGCGGGAAATCCGAGTTTTGATGTAATACCGCTGGCATTTCAAAAGCTCCCGCGCCTTATTCAGCAAGTCGTTTAAAACCCAGTTCCCGGAGGCGTCCTGATGGGCGAGGGTCTGCTGGGAGCCCAGCTCCAGCTTGGCGGCGGTAATTGTAACCGCTTCGTTTTCAGCCAGGCCATAAAATTGAATGTCAAAGAGTTTTAGGCCGTTTGACGGCGCCCACATGATAATCTTGCCAAACGGAGTTGAAACCTCTTTGTATGACGAGCTGTCTCCGGAAACGGAATAAAGTTTTCCGCCTGCGATTACTGAAAATGTGCATACTGTGCCGGCGGGAATCCTGGCAGACTCAATTTTTTGAAAAAATTTCGGGCTCTGACCTGCGGCGGTGATTTCGTGAGAATCGACAGAGTATTTAGCGTCATGCACTACCCAATGATCTATGGAGTAAACGTAGCTCCCCGTATACTCCGCCTGCCCCCTCTGGTTGATGGGGTCTACAAAGTACCAGTTGTCCAGCAGGTTGGGGTTGCTGTGCCGGCCTCCCACCCACTCCCCGGTGGTGGGGCTGTACAGGGAGCACAGGGCGTATTGCAGGTCGTAGTTGGGCGGGTCGTTGAGCACCCAATTGCCGTCCGCGTCCTGGCGGGCCAGGGTCTGCTGGGAGCCCAGCTCCAGCTTGGCGGCGGTAATTGTATACTTGTTTCCCGGATAAACCCATATGCAAACAGCCGGATATCCACTGTCCATAACCCGAAGTATCAGGGCCATCTTTTTATCATCATATACCACTGCGGCCCCCGTTTCGGGGAAGGCACAGCCCCGCGCCGAGATCAGCTTGCCATCGGCAATAATAGAAAATGATACCTCTTTTTCAAAGATAGCTTTGCTTTTCACCACCTCATACAGTTGGTTGGATACTGTTCCGGCGGTATTATCAAACACAATTCCCGAGCCGGCAAGTGTTACAGTGTTTCCTTTGCCGCCTGTTATATTCCACCGGTCAATCGTATACCCACCCGCTGTATACTCCGCGCCCCCGTTCCGGTTCACCGGATGCCGGAAGTCCCAGTTGATGAGGATGTTAGGGTTGCTCCACCCCGGCACCGCCGCTGCGGCCCCGGCGGAATCAAATCCCACCACCTGGCCCGCCGCGCCCGTGAGCTTGTCCTGTTTGGCGGCGAGTTCGGGCCCACCTATGCCGGGCACATTGACGCTTCCAAATCTCATAAGATTACCCCTTTCCTATCCAGTCTTACTAACTAAAATATACTAAACAGAAATAGATCTCCCCAGCCACCACTCCCAATATCGCTCCATGTGGCCTCACGGCTCCCATTGTTCAGCCAAATAACGGGACATCCGGACGTTCCGGGCTTTAATATGAACTCTTTGCCTGCATTATACATGAATAGACGTCCTAAACCGCAACTATTCACATGTCCCGAGCTTACGGTAAAGTTGATTTGACCGGTCCCGCTTCCTGGGCTAAGACGGATATATCCCGTCATGATCGCCACATTACCGAAAACAATCTCATAGATACCCTGATCGGTAATATTTCCGCTGGTGCCACCGGACCCTCCGAGGGTAAATGTGATTTTGTTCGCCGTGTGAGTATGGTTGACCGCTGCCGCTCCCACCTGTTCCGCTGTGTGAGTGTGATTGGCATCTGCCGCTCCCACCTGTGACGCTGTGTGGGTGTGGTTGACCGCTGCTGCTCCCACCTGTGCCGCCGTGTGGGTGTGGTTGGCATCTGCCGCTCCCACCTGTGCCGCTGTGTGGGTGTGGTTGACCGCTGCTGCTCCCACCTGTGACGCTGTGTGGGTGTGGTTGGCATCCGCCGCTCCAACCTGTTTCGCCGTGTAGTCGCCCGCCATGGGCACGACTGCCCCGCTGCGGCCCTTGAAAGACGTCACACCGGTATCCGGCGCGGCTTGTGCAACGGCGCTGCCGTCTTTGCCAAAGCCCACGATCTGCCCGGGCTTGCCCGTAAGCTTGTCCTGTTTGTGCGGATCGCTGCCCGGTACGTTGACGCTTCCATATGCCATATCAATCAGTCTCCTTTCTCAATCCAGCAGTACGCTGTCATGCTTGCCGTTGGCACACTTCCGGCCCGGATCCTGATCCTTCCCGCCATCATCTCACAGGTGGGACACAGCCCACAGTCTATGGCGGTCCCGGCAGACGCCGGGGACAGATCCACGCTTGCATGGTCGCTTTCCGTTATGCCGGCCACGGCAATGTCGTAGTATTTTGGGTATCTCGCCGTGTCATCACTGCTCCACCCGGCAGTGGGAATGGTGACAGACACGGCTATCGGTTTGTTCTGCTTGTCATCCAGCGCCGTTGCCACGGTCTCCGCCAACTGGCCCAGCCTCGACGTGGTGTTGGCCAGTGCCCGCAGAGCCGCGAGCCTTGCCTGCTGTAGTGTGGTAGGCTTCTCCACACGCTCACCTCCCTAAAGCGCGGGGCGGAGGAGGCTCCCCCGCCCCGCGATCTCTAAACTCAGGCGCCCTCCGGCGCACCGAACACCTCGTTCAGCATGGCGTTGAACTCCTCATCGGTAGCAAACTCCATGTTGGCCAGCTTGGCCTTCTCCTCGTTGGTGAAGTCATTTGTGCTCAAGCCCTTGCCGTCCTCTTTGGGGATATAGCCGCTCAGGTCCACGAAGCCAGACATGGCGTCGTACTTGTACCCCTCCCCATCTGCCACTACGGCCACGTTGGTCCCGGCGGGGTAGCTCTTTCCCGCGCCCTCCGTGAAGCCCTCAGTGGTGGTGAACGCGTCGGTGACGTTATACACCATTCCCAGGTGCTCCGCGTCGGCGGCTGGCAGGGCGGCAAAGGCAGTGCTCCCGCCGGCCTTGTAGGTACTGGACAGCTTGGTGTTCACCGCAGCGGCGACCTGATCGGCGGTCTGAAAGCCGCTGTCGTTGGTCAGCTCCGAGGTCTTGGTGGGTGCGGCAGCTTGGGCGGCAGCTTGGGCGGCGGCCTCCGCCTCGGCCTTGCTCCTCCGGGCGAACTGCTTGACTTGCTCCAGGCTGGTTGCTTTCTGTACGTCCATAGTTGATCCTCCTAAAATTTATTCGTTCACGGCTGCTCACCGAAAACGTCGTTCAGTGCCGCCTCTACCTCAACTTGAGAGGCGATGCTGTCCGCGCCCAAAATGGCGTGGGCGGTGCCGTCCGCATCAATGATGATGCTTTCGCTGGCCTTGATCCCGCCGACCCTGTTCGTGGTTGCCACGGGCAGGCTGCCGGCAATGCCGCCGATCTCCCCGGTGTACGGGGCAACGCCCAGAAGCGCCAGCTGCGCCTTGATGGGAGCCGCCGGGATCTTTTTCGTATAGAACCGCAGCACGCCGTCCATTGCCCCGACGGCGAAGCACAGACCGCAGTCCCGGGCCGTTGCCAGCGATGCGGGGAAGATCGTGAGCATGGGCGTAAGGTCCTCTTTGACATTGGCATTGGCGATGTCGATGTGCAGCGGGTATGTCCCGCCAGTGTCGGTGTCGGCGGTCCAGCCGATGGTGGGGATCGCGATCTCGCCGTCGCTGCGCACATCGCTCAGCAGGGTCAGGCTGGCCGTAATGTCCTCGCTTGGCGCACGTTTGGCATAGACGCGCAGGCCGCCGGGGATGGTCCGCACCGTGGGACACATTTCACAAGCGGCGGCTTCGCCGGCGGACAGGGGCGCGATGGTCAACTGCGGCACCATGTCCTCCGTAACCCCCCCGTTGGGGATGTCGATGTGCAGCGGGTACGTTCCGCCGGTGTCCTCATCCGCGTCCCAGCCTTCGGTCGGGATACTGAGGTCCAGGCGTTCCGCCCGGACCACGCCGCCGCCCACCTTGGCCTCCAGATCAGCGATGGCCTGTTTGATGCCTTCGTGGGCATCCGGGTCCCGGTTGTGCTCAGCGATCATGTTCTCGACCGCTT